GGGGATACCGTAATCCTAGCCTGCGGCTTGCAGTAGGACAAATCCTTCGGGTTTCACCACCTTGCGCCCGTAGATCACGAGGCCGCGAACAAGCTGCCCGAAGTCGCTGGGATTCGGGATACTCTCGACCTTGTTGATCTGCGACGCGAAGGTCCACGCCGACTTGTGGCCTGCATACATCGCGTGCCGCTTCAGCGTGCTCGCCACCGTACCGCCGAAATAGTCCTTGCCCGCCGCAGCGGTCGGCAGCAGGTTCGATACGTACACGTCGAAACGGTCGATGCGTCCGATCTTCCCGTTGCGAACGATGGACGTTGCGTCGCCCATGAACTGCGCTTGAGCGAGGTTGGACGACATGAGCATGTTGCGCTCGACCGGGGTGAGGATCAGGAAGCGATCCGTTTCAGGCACGTTCTGCTCGTCGAGTGCCGACGCCATTGCGGTGATGGCTTGCAGGATGTTCCCTGCACCGGCAGCAGCAGTCAGCGTCAGCGGCGCGAGGTCGGTGCCGAAGTTGTAGCTCGCCGAAATCTTACCGGCAGTAGCACCGACGTTGGCCGCATCCGCACCCGTAACGACAGCTTGCAGGCACTCACGGTCAACCTGAATCTTCATCTGGTTCGCCGCATCGGTGGTGAACATGTCCATCAGGTTCGGCTGGGCTTGGTACTCCAGCACGTCGCTGACGTTCACGCCGAAGTAGTAGCCCTTGTCGACCTGAAGCTCGATGGTGTTCGGGGCCGGAACTTCGTAGGTCAACGCCGTACCGATTGAGTACGTGTTGATCGTGATCGACGGAATGTTGTTGATGACCACCTTGTCGCCCATCGACTTGATGTCTCCCTCCCAGTTCGTGTTCGAGACATCGCCAAACGTCGTTGCTGCATAGAACTTGACGTTGAGCTTGCTCGACCACACTGTCGGGATAAAAGTACCCGAATACGACGGCGTTGTATTGAATGGTGCTACGACGGGCATTACTGCTGCTGGGGTGATGGTAGCCATGTGGCTATCTCCTGTGCTGGGCTAAGCGCGAGCGTTACGCGCGGGACTAGGCTTCGGCGGTGTGACGCTTGTTCTTCGCCTTGTGGCGAGCTTCGGCGTCCTCCTCGTCCTTCTCGGTTTCAGCCCTCGCCTTCGCTTCGGCATCGGCGTCAGCCTTGGCCTTTTCAGCCTTGGCTTTTGCCGACGCTGCCTTGGCAGCGACGCGTTTGGCGGCGGCGTCCGCTTCGATCTCGGGAGTGCGCGACATGCCCCCGGCGTCGACCGGTGGAGCAGCACTGGTGTTGATCGCCCAGTCCGTGTCCGTGACGGGGATGAACACGGTCACCACCATCAGAGCGACATCACAGGACTCGTCGATCCCTTCGCCCTGAACCCTGCCATTTTCCGCTGGCCAGACGTGCAGATGCGCCGCAGGCGGCGTGCCGTCGGGGTTGGGCACTGCGATCACCGTGATTGGAGGACCACCCACATGCGCGGGAGGAAGCTGCACCGAGTCGTTGCCCTCCGAGGTCATCACGACACACGTATCGGAGTCCAACACGGGACTGCCGTCACGCTCGGTGCCAACGGCCATTACTGGCTTGTCGGAAGTACCACGCCCTTGAGGAAAGCTTGTTCCACCCATAACCGTCGCTCCTTTTGAGGAGCCGCCCCTGTTCAGGGCTTTAGACGGCCCTCCAACAGTGCGGCATTCAGTTCGTTTTCGATCACCATCGCTTCGTCGTGCCGACCGGCTTTCGTGAGACGAACGATCTGCATCGACTCGGCCTCGTATTCCTTGGCCGTGTACGTCCGCTTCTCGCTCGGTACGCTTGCCGCTCCACCAGACTTGGCGGGTGTTACCTGACGAGAAAGCTCAGACTTGCGGCCTGACGGGGCGGGTGCGGGCTGCGGTGCTCGGGGTTGCGTCTGCGCAAACGCCTGAAACACTTCGATGGCGCGTGCCGAGTCGAGCTTCTCCGCTGCATCCACAAGCATATCGTTCCAGAGGAAATTCGCTCCGGGCACCTTGGAGCCGAGCCATTTCTGGCAGGCTTCGCTCGCTTGCACCGCTTCCCAGTTGGGGAACGCCGCTGCGAGAGTGCCGAAAAACTGATCCCTGCTGGTCGCGTACTGCGTCTCGCGGACTTCTCCTACCTGCTTCGTCAGTTGAGTCGTCAGCGTGTCGATTCGCTGAATGTACGCGTCCTCGCGCTCGCCGAATTCTTCTCGGGCCACGCGCCGCGCCATGTCAATCAAATCCGCGCCGAAGGCTTCCGAATCCTTCTCGGTGACCAGTTTCGCTTTGGGTTCAGGTGGCGTCGCAGGTTGCTGTTGCCGATTCTGCAACTGCTGCTGCAACGCGTCGATGCGCTCGTTGGACTGGCGTAGTTCCGTGCGAAGGTTGCCTGTTTCGCGCGCAAACATGCCTTGGAGGGTGCGGTACTTCTGCTCCCACTGCCCGTCGTCACGCTGTGGCTCAACCGGGGGCGTAACTGGTGCCGGGGCAATGCTGGCGGGCGGTTCGGCTGCTGCAAGCGCTGGTTGCTGCGGGGGTGTTTCCGTGCTTTCCGGCGGTTGAGGTTGTGCAGCATTTGCTGCTTCCTCCATCGCTTTATCGTACGCCGCAACTTCTTCCGCTTGCTTCTGAACTGCCTTGGGCAATGCCATCGTCGCTTCTCGCCTTCCCGATCAAGGGGCTTGGGCTATGTGGGAGCAGGCCCGCTTTGCTTCGGCCTACTCTACTTCAGGGTTCAGCATCTTCAACAACTCGTCGAGCAGTACGGCGCGGCCTTGAAGGCGCGGCACGTTATCTGTCGACGCTGCCATTAACGACTTCATCACTGCTTGCTGTTCTGCTGCGAGTACGCTTTGCAGAACCTTGCCTTCCGCATATCGCGCAATGCGTTTCAGCGACTCTAGTTGCTTCGCATCAACCCGCACTACTTCTTGCGCTTCTTGACCTTGCCGCCGCGTGCGAGCTTATCCGCTTCGCCGCGCTCCACCGCATCCATTCGGTCCTGCCGCCGCTTGATGGCGTCGGCAAAACCACCAGTGATGGCCGGAGTGCTCTTACCGCCCGCGCTGCCGCCCGTGCTGGCTGGAACGTCCGAAGCATCCTTGCTGGCGCTATACAGCCCCTTCAACCTGTTCAGCAGCGACGGCGACTGCACCGCGCCACCCTCGGCATACCTCTTTCGCGCCTTGACTACTTTCTTCGGCACAGCTACTTCGTCCTGCCGCCGCGTGCGTAGCCGGGAGGTCTGACCGGCGGGCCGACCGGCCCACGCGGCATCGGCGCAACCGGCGCAGCCCGCGCAAATGGCGGCGCGGCGGGCCGCAGCTTCCCGGCACTTCTCGCCTTCGGCTTCTTTGAAAACGGAGGTGCCTTCGCCATGGCTACTTTCCTTTCCGTTTCTTTTTCACGCCTTCCTTACTCTCGTCTTCCGTGCGCTCGAAGGCTTTGGACTCGCCGCGTTCTTCCGCTGCCGACCCTTCCTTCGATTTCTTACCCTTCTTTTTGAGCAGGAACGCTGGCTTAGCCACGGCTGGTCGTCGGCCCGATTTCCGTACCGTGTCCCGTGTGGATGGTCAGCTTACCCTTGCTCGTTGCGCCGCTCTTGTACCCCTTGCCGGGGAAACTCGTCGGCGCAACCGTCGGCCCGATTTCCTTGCCGTGCCCCGTGTGGATGGGCAACGTACCGCAAGGAGTCGCAGTAAGCCGTGCCTTGACGGATGGCTTGCCGATTGGTGTGGTGGTCATTGGTGCTTCGTGTCGTTTCACGTTATTTCTCCGTGTAGGACAGCAGCTTACGAGGCGGTTGTACTGCCAGACACTACATCTTGTCAACAAGCTGAAAAATCATGCAGCCTTTTGTGGGGCGAAATTATCCGCGATGGGCGCACCATTCATGAGCGTTTGCCCGTTCTGCGTCGGCGCAGGCGGCGAGCCGCCCTGCCCCGGCATCTGCGCTGCCGCTGTCCCCGGCACCTGCGGCGTCCCTCCCGGTCCTGACGGCTGCGGCGCTCCACCCTGCTGCGACTGCAAAAGCTGCTGCGCCAGCTTGACCTTGAACTGCGGCGGCACGATGTCGTCGGGGTCCATGTCGAGATTCTTCGCCGCCTCGCGCAGTAGCGATGCGATGCCATCGACACCGACCACCTGCGTGAAAGTCGGATTCGCGCCGACGACGTTGAGGAATTCGTTGCGTCGCACCTGCGCCGACTCTTTGGCGACCACGCCGACGGCACCCTTGGCCACGATCTGCACGTCGCCTTTGAGCGCGGCGTCGTCACCGTACTTCATGTTGTAAAAATACAACCGGTTTAGCAGCGGAGTCATCACGCTGTTGTCGATGTTGCTGATTACCTGCTTCATCGACTTGTTCGCGTTCGACATGAGCATCGACATGCCCGACGCGGTGCGCCCTGCGCCCCCCGTGGGCGAGTCGCCGGTCATGTAGCGAGGAATGGACGAATATTCATCAGCCAAAATGGCGAATTTCTCGAAAACGGCCATCAATTCGGCCACATTGAGATTCGGCTGGAAGAAAGTGATCGCTTCGGCAGTGCTTCCCATCGGATCAGACGTGAATTGCCAGATTTTCCACGGGTACATCTGCTCGATGTCTTCGCCGGGGGGCAAACGGTCGGAATTGATGCCCACTTGGGGGCCGGAAGCGATGCCAGCGTTGTTGACGAGCGCTCTGCCGACCGAATTGCACACATCTTGGCAGTCTCTTACGAGGTCGCAGACCGAATTACCCCAAAAACAGCCCGGAATGTCCTCGTAGCTCGCCTTGTAGTACGGTTTTTGCCCCAGCGGGTGGTAGTTGAGCAGTGCTTTGATGACGTACGGGCCGATCACCCACACTTCAACAGGGTAATTCTTGGCTGGATCGGGCACTTCATCGTCGCCCATGCCCCAATCGAGGAGCATCTGACCCGAAACCGAACCCCAAAATTGAATAGCGTCGATGTGCTTGTCGGGGTTTTGCATCACACCTGTGGTGGACTTGCCTTCGGCGAACGCTTTTTCACTATCGACGAATATCCACTCCTGCAATCCGCCCCGTCCGTAGTCCTCCAGCACCTTACGGATGGCACCGTCGTCGTACCCTTCCACGCCGATGAGTTCTTCGAGGTCTTGCTGGCGAAGTTTGTGGCGCTCGATGAAGAACCCGTCGTCAATCCCAGTGCTCGCAGGACTCGGGTAGCACATCATCGGGTCCACACGTTCCCACTCAAGCACCAACTCCTCGGAAACATCCGGCTCGTACTGCCCCTGCCCTATTTCTTTCCACGCAAGTTTGTTCTTGTTGCGGACGACCGGACCCTTGAGGATCGCCGCCGGGAATGTGGTGATGTCGTCCAAGAAATCGTCGAAGCCGTGAATGAAGCCGCCCTCGACAAGCTGGTCCTCCATCTTGCGTTCCATCTCCTCGACCTTGGACTTCGCCTGTTCGTACAAAGAGTCGTAGAACTCCTCGCGAAGTCCGGTCAGGAATTTCCTCAATTCGGTCGGAGGTACATTTTCCCCCGTGGTCATGATGTACTGCTGGACCTCGTTGATCGCACGCTGCCGCAATTCTTCGAGGACTTCGGGCGGCAACGAGGGCACGGGCGAGGGCTTGAGCGTCCACGGCTTGTCACTGCCGGAGCCGAGCAGCACGTCGCGCAGCCATGCCGATGCGCCCCGGCACTTGTTCGACGTGAGCATCATGTAAATCTCGGAGCCGCCCTGCGAGCGAATCATGGTCAGCTTGTCGGGGTCGTATTCCCCGCGCCGCTGCCGCATGCTTTTGAACATCCGCTGCTCGACGGTCTGTTCACGCGCGAGGCGGGCGACGCTCCACTGCGTACGCACGAGGCCCGCGAGGCCGGTGATGATGGGTTGGTGTTGCTGGATTTCACTGGCCTTTTTCTGCGCGTCCAGCATCGACTTCAGCGACTGCATCGGCAGGATGCCGCCGAGGTTGGTGACGGCGGGTGGCGCTTGCAGCAACATGGGGGCGGGAGGTGCCGTCATCTGTCCCACAGGCATGGGAACAGCCGGAACGCCGAAGCCACCGGGATTAGGTGGCGGGGTCAAGCCAAGTGCAGGCATTGCATCTCCCGTTGGGCGCGATACTAGCCCGTTCAGTACACGTACGCCACCTTCTTGACTTCCCGCCGCGCCGCCACGAACATCCCGCCGCCGATGCCGCCGGGGTCGGCGTGCATGGCCAGATACTGGCACGCATCGCTGATGTGGCTGGCGTAATTCTTTTCCGGCTTTTCGTCAACCTCGCCCTTGGTGCTGACCTTGTAGCGGTAGCCGCCGCGCAGCGCGTGGATCAGCGCCTTGGCGCTGGGGTCGATCAGGAACGCAGCACCGCCGTCGATCTGCCGCCCGAGCCAGTTATCCACCGCCG